GTATAATTTACTGTTTTAGTTGCTATTGCCATAATTTATTCCTATATTGTGTTTGCCCATACTCTAGTATATTTATCGGGGTCAAATTTCTGTGCTGTGACGGCATAGATTCCATCCTCGCTTTCTTCAATAGCGACAACTCGATAATTACCAGAGTCAAGTGTTGAACTGCCTGTGTAGATATTCCATACTGCGTTTTCTTGGAATGTTCCACTTATTGATACTGTTGTGCCTGATACTGTTCCGTATTGAATAACACCACTTGTGTCCATCACTGCAATGTTGCCAGAAGCACTTCTATCTAATGTGAGTGTTGAACCATTTACTGCTGTTACACGACCACCTGTGTTATTTGCACCATCTGGTCTAAGTCCATCACTTAAAGAAATTAAATCACCTGGAAGAACATCGAAGTGGTCCCAACCAGCGATATAAGTAACTGTTTCTGAATTAGCCGCTTCTGTTTCATATACCCAAGCGGCGTGCCATAATGCTTGTTGTTTAATTGAACAACCCCATAAATCAATCGTTGTTTCTCTTTCGCCAAATGCTGTGATACTGGCTGTGTTTCTATACTGAATTTCTTCTAATCTATTATAATTATCTCTGTGTGCATATTTGACGTTAATAACATTATATAAGTTATCAATAGAGCCACTTTGATACATCAAGTTGCCAGCATTTGTTTGATTAACAACTTTTTTAACTGTTGGTGTGTAAGCAGGAAAATCTGAGCCTGCAGAATACGGATATGACATACCATCATAGATTAATCTAGGATTACCATTCAAGTAAACAAACTTGCCGTGTCCTAAAGCCGCTATTTTTTGTAATACTTCAATCTTTGATTCAGCACCATAAACGATAGCGTGACAATCGATAATGTCTTGACCTTGTTGATGCTGAGAACACCAGCCAGAGAATTGCCATACATCATAATATAAAGCCGCTTTTTGTTCTGCTGTAAGTCTGGAACTTATTTCACTTCCTAATCCATATGTAGTATTAGTAAAATAATCAAAGAACACCCACGCTGGGTCAGTAGACCACTGATTAGGCAGATATGTTGTGATAGGACTAGAAAGACCATATCCAGATGATTGCCAAGATAAAAATTCAGAATAAGTTCCTGGACCTGGTCTTTGTATCAGTCTACCTGCTACCATAAATCCTACTTCTGACAATGTAGTTTGACCATCACCTTGTGGTGGACGATAGGCTACTTGAGCGTATGCAATATCAGGGTCATTTAGTGTGTTATTAAATTGTAACGCTGGCAAGAACTTCGCTTTTAAGTTACCTGCATTTTGAACTGGTTGTGATTTTCTACTAGGAGTAACACCACCACCAATTGTTGATATAGATGTTACCATTGTGCTTGAACCATCTGTTGGTGTAACACCATTCAGACTGCTACCTAGTCCATTTTCACCTGTAACTGTGACAACATCACCTGATGCTGAAGCAATAAACTCTGGGTCACTTGTAGCGCCAGAGATAGCACCAGCAATTATTCCTGCCGCTGTGGCATTATCTGTTGTGCCAGTGATTTCAGCCATTATGGCTGTGCCTGCAACTGAACATAAGAATGTGCCAGTGTGATTACTTAAAACTGTAATTTCAAATGTTGGCGATGTGTGTGATGTAGTTGCTTGTGAACGAATAGTTACGTTGTCTACACTTGAACCAACTGTTGTTGATATACCTAAAGTTAGAGATTGGTCACCTAATGTTGCTGTTGTGCTTGTAAACTCAATTCCGTTATTAAGGCAAATTTGTAAGTTTGCTATTGTTCCTATCAAAACTAAAGTTGAAGTTCCGTGTCCACTTTTAGTTACATTTGCTGTTGTGTTTGTAGCATCTAATGTTCCGTGCGAAACTGTTAATGTTAATGTGTTAAGTATGGTTGTGTTTGTGTTTGTTACTTCTATCGTTGGTAATGTAATTGTTGATGTAGTGCCATTACCGAGATAAGATGCGTCTTTACCAGTAACAAATGGTATTGCGTCTGCGGCTGGAACTGCAACTGAACCTGATGTTCCTGCATTTCCTGAATCACCACCAGCACCTGTATATCCGCCATCTCCTATTTCTCCAGGTTGACCCATTGAAGAATAATCCCACACCAATAATGGTGTTTCAGGAAGACCTATTTCTAATGCTGTTGGGTCTCTGTGTGGAGCATATGCGGCTACAGTAATCGGACTAACACCACCTCGTTTGTTTTGTAAATCATAAGGTTTAACGCCTGAGTCTCCAGGTGTGTGATTGAATCCGTGGTCTGGTGCAAATTGATTGAAATGTCCAAGTGTTGTTTTGCCTCTCTCATATAATCCATTATAACCATCCATATCATCTAGTATTGAAATACCTTTCAAATATGTGTTTGTTGAAATAGTTTCACTACCTGCTTCGCCGTTGTCAATCCAAGCATAAACTTTTAGTTCATTGGCAGCGTGTAGAATTTGGTCTGGATATGCTGTTATGTAATCAGACAATGTCCAATCATCGAATTTGTAGTAATTAACATCTGTTGAGTTACAACTACCAAAGCCAATTAAAGAACCTATTTGTTGTGCTGAAGTTTCTAAGCCTGTGTCTTCGTCAATTAAAGATGTAAATCCTTTACCTGCGTTCATACTATTTGTTGTAAAAGTAAATGTTCTTTCGTATGGTCCGTTCTTAAAGTATGAAACAATTCCTGCTTCGTCAGTAAATGTTTGACCTTCGCCTATTCCTACTGAAGCACTTACTGAAGTTTCGTGTAGAACAAATTCTCTATTACCACATCCTGAACCTTCATTTAATTTTGTAGTCAATATAAGATGAATAACAACACTACCTGATTGTCTTGTCTTTGTTGTTGCTGTTTGTCCATCTTCTGATAGTTCTACAACATCATCTAAGCACTCTAAATTGCCAGTGTCTACACTTTGTAAGTCTGGTCTATTAGAATCACATTTTGTAATTTTACTGCCATCTAATGTCGTAGTAACTGTTTCAATTTCTCTATACATTCCATCAGGCCAATAAAATGTAACATCAATAGAATCAACTGTTTTGTCAACTCCTGGAAAATTCTGTGTTGAATGAAATATATAATCTGCATCTTCTTCATATTCTTTTAGTGGAGCACCTACTCCAGCAATGGGTGATGTGCCTGTGGCTGGTGGTGCTACAATAGTATTTTCTACTTTAAACGAATCAGTGTCTAGTTCGATATGAGTTGGTGGGGGATTCCATTGGGTATATCTCAAACCAGAACCATCTGCTGGGCCTACACCACCAGTTCCTCCTGTCCCGCCGGTTCCCCCAGTGCCTCCATCTCCACCTTCACCACCAGCACCACCGTCATAAGTAGCACCCGCTTCGTTGAGCAGTTCATTGAAGGACTTTGCTTCCCATCGTCCCGCATCTGCGTTCCAATAGAGAACATTGTTAACGCCTTTACCGGCTTCAACATCGCCTAAGTCGTTTAATAATGTGTCATTAGTTGTGTCGCCAACGGCATCGATTTCCATCGGTGCGTCAGCAAATCCTAGAAAAGGATTTGTTAATTCTAATGTTGCTGTTTTTTTGTTTGATGTTGTGCCATCACCAAGTGTCATTTCGAATTTAACATCTTTATGATTAGCAACTCTAGTTGATGGGTCTATAACAAATGCGTCATTGATGAGAACACGTTTTAGATGACCAGTTGAATTAACACTAGCACCTGTGCCTTCTCTGTCAGCAACATTGTTAACATTTGCTCTTAAAGTTGCAGGACCTTGAATAGGACCTTCAGAGATGGCTATCTTAACACTTTGAACAACTACTTCAGCATCAAGGTCACTTGGCTTTTGTCCGTCGTCAAATTGAGTATTTGACATCCCAACGTGTCCGTAGATAATTGGAATGATATTCTTAGGTACTTGATAACCCATATCAATACCATCAGCAATCTTTAATGCGTTTTCTTCCGATGTTTTTTTGGAGACAACAGATAGTAAACTACTGATACCGAAATTATCCGCAAAATGACCTATTTTAGATTTCTGAATTTGTTGTGCAAGTGTTGTCTTAATAAACCCTGCTAAATCCTTACCTTCCCAACTTTCATTAAACATATTTTATATTTCCATTTTTCTAGCACTTGGTCTATCTAGTCTTTCAGAGCCAAGGCTGGGGGTTAAAGTAAATGAAATTGTTGATGGATTTAATTCATCAACTGATTTGACGTAGAATACTTGAGGAATAATTAGTGTTGGTACATTATAGAAAAAACGCTGTCTTCTTATACGAAGACCACGATAGTCCATAAGACCAAATTGGTCAGACTGACCGTATTTTGTTGCTGTTCTCCACTCTGATATATTCCATAAACTATCGGCTGCTACCTTAAGTGTTGCCTCAGGAATACTACCTGTTAAATCACAACTAATACCTGATACTTGAAAGTCTAGTCTATGAAACGTATGGTCATTACCATCAATCCAATTTGCTTCAACGGGTTCATATACACCTGCATTTTGTTCGTGTTCTGTCGAAACATAAACACTTGTTGAACCACCAACCGTAGTAAAGTCAAATTCTAAACATTGAATAGTGCCTTCAGTAACAAGTTTTTGTGATTGTATAGTAGGAGTTGTCATTCGCCAAACACCTCAATCATACTCGCGGTGACTGTTCTTAATTCGTTACTTGTCATACTAACTTCATATGATTCCAGATAATATGTGCCATTATAATCTAGTAACATATTATAAGGAATTGATATGGCTTCGCCATCATAGTTTCTATCTTCATAAAATCTAAGTAAAGCAGTAGAGTCAGACTGGCTTAAATGTTCTATAACAACGCTTAGTTTTCTTCTGCCGGCATATGGTCCCCAGGAACTTCTCTGAATATATCCATCGCCAAATTCAACTAACCTGTGTCTTGGCTCTGATGAGAAACTTGTTTGTAAACTTAATTTTGTTAATAAATCTACAGATGACCTGTAAAGTTCATTTGCGTGTGATGGATTTGGAAATGTTTGTGCCATTAGATAAGTCCTCCATAGCCTTGATTCTGTCGTAATAATTTAGTAG